TGCTGGCAAACCTTGGTGTGAAGAAAAACAATGGGTTTTAATAGGGCGTTACTCTGGCTCTAGGTTTAAACTTGAGGATGGTGCAGAGGTCAGAATCATCAATGATGATGAGGTTATAGCCACAATTCTCAATCCTGATGACATAGTGAGTTTATGATGAATGAACAAGAAAATGCACAACAAACACAGCCAGAAGCTGAAGATGTTGAAGTAGAGGTAGTAGAACAGGAAGTTGTAGAATCTAGCCCAGATGATGAGTTAGAAAATTACACCAAATCTGTATCTAAAAGAATTAACAAGTTGAATGAACGTAACAGACAAGCTGAAGAAAAAGCAGCTAGGCTGGAACAAATGTTGGTTCAAAAACAACAAGAAACAGCATACCTAAACCAAGACAGGTTGCAGACTCAACAAAATTTGTTAGCTAAAGAAAAAGAAGCTATTGAAGCTAAAGAAATGCAAGCCAATGATTTGTACAAAAGAGCTGTAGATTCTGGAGATGCTGATTTAATGTCTAAAGCTGACACTTTAAAAAGTGATTTGAGCATACAAAAAGAAAAAGTTAGAGCACAAGAAGAAGCTCAACAGCAAAATTTTCAAAATCCACAACCAGTACAACAAGAACAATATCAAAATTATCAACAACCACAACAGGTTGCACCTGACCCAAGCCCACAAGCTAAAGGTTGGCATGAAAAAAACCAATGGTATGGTGATAATAGTAGTGATGAAAATGTGCAAGCAACACAATTTGCTTACTTTACACACTACAATCTAGTTAATGAAGGTTATGAAGCTGACTCAGATGAATATTATAGTGAGCTGAATGACAGAGTTTATAAAGTTTATCCTGATTTACAGGCTAATGAAGACGTGAAAAATGAAGGCAGACCCGCTGTGCAAAGAGTCACTTCAACTTCTGTAGGAAGTCGTCAAAAAACACAAGGCAAGAAGAACGGAGTGACTTTTTCTAAATCAGAAGTTGAACGTCTCAGAGGATTAAAACCACACAATATGTCTGAAGAGGCATGGTTGAAATCTGTTGCTAAAGAGAAACAAAAAATTTCACAAAGAGAGGCAAAATAAAATGACTAATGAAATAGAACAAGAAGCTACTACCAGACAAACCCGTGAATCCGAGTTACACGCTAAAGAATCTCGTAGAACCCCGTGGAGACCGGTAAGAAAACTAGAAACACCTCCAGCACCTGAAGGATATGAATATCGTTGGATAAGAGAATCAATGATGGGGCAAGAGGATAGAGCAAATGTAAGTAGAAGGCTTAGGGAAGGTTGGGAGCTTGTAAAAGGTTCTGATTTACCAGAAGATTTCAACTTGCCTACTATGGATTCTGGCAGACATACTGGTGTTGTTTATAACGAAGGACTACTCTTAGCGAAGATACCACTTGAAACCATAGCTGAACGTAATGCTTATTACTCAAGCAAAAACCAACAAGCAAAAGAAGCTTTAGACAATAATATGTTTAATGAATCTGCTAAAGATGGTAGGTATGTCAAGTATGATTCACAAAGAAAGTCCAACGTCACTTTTGGTAAAAAGTGACAATCATAAATTAATAGGTAAAAATTATGGCTAATAAAGATGCCCCTTTTGGATTAAAACCTGTTCGTATGATGGGCGGTGCACCTTACTCTGGAGGACAATCCAGATATAGGATAGCAAGTGGAGCTACCACACCAATATATCAAGGAGACTTGGTTACGCAGTTGACTGCTGGTGTCCTGGGTAGACACGCTGCTACTGGCACTGTTCCTATCGTTGGTGTGTTTAACGGAGTTTCTTACACCGACCCTACTTCTGGCGAACAAGTCTTTAAGAATTACTACCCCGGTAGTATTTCAGCCAGCGATATAATCGCAAGCGTGATTGACGACCCTAATGTTGTTTTTGAAATTCAAGGAGATGCTGCTTGCCCAGTAGCCGACTTGTTTGGAAATTTTGACATAGTAGACAACTCTCCTGTTGGTGATACTTCTTCAGGCATATCTAATTCAGAGGTTGATGTAACTACTGGTGCTACAACAGCTACTCTTCCTTTGAAAGTAATAGATATTTCAGAAGACCCTGATAACGATGATGTAGCAACAGCTAACACCAATGTTCTATGTGTGATTCAAAACCACATCATGGGTCAAAAAGGTGCTGGTTTAGCATAAGGAGTTAATAATGGCAATATCAAGAGCTCAACTCGCTAAAGAGTTAGAACCCGGATTAAACAGTCTTTTTGGCTTATCTTATGATGAGTATGACAGGGAGTACGAAGACATCTTCTCTATAGAAGATTCAAACCGTGCTTTTGAAGAAGAAGTGTTAATCACTGGATTTGGTTCAGCACCCACAAAAACTGAAGGTCAAGGCGTAAGTTTTGACAATGCTACTGAAAGTTACAGTGCACGTTATACCCACGATACAGTGGCTTTAGCGTTTGCTTTAACAGAAGAAGCAGTTGAAGATAACCTTTACGATTCTTTAGGAAAACGTTATGTCAAGGCATTAGCTAAGTCTATGGCGAATACTAAAGAAGTTAAAGGTGCTGATGTGTTAAACAATGCTTTCTCTTCCAGCTTTACTGGTGGAGATGGTAAAGCTTTGATTGCAACAGACCACCCACTATCTGGTGGTGGTTCAGCTGCAAACAGAGCTACATCAATGGCAGACCTTAATGAAACTTCATTAGAAGATGCTTTAATTGACATCAGTGGATTCACAGATGACAGAGGGTTGACTATATCTGTTCAAGCTACAAAAATGATAGTTCCTAGTGAACTGGTTTTTGTTGCTGAAAGAATATTAAATTCTCAGTTAAGAAGTGGAACTTCAGACAATGACTTAAATGCTGTAAGAAGCACAGGGGTACTACCCGGTGGTTATTCAGTTAATCATTATCTGACTGACCCAGATGCTTTCTTCATCTTGACATCAGTTACTGAACAAGGTGATGGACTTAAAATGTTCCAAAGAAGTGGAATGGAAACTTCTATGGAACCGGACTTTTCAACAGGTAACATTAGATATAAAGCTAGAGAGCGTTATTCTTTTGGTTTCTCTGATTGGAGAGGCATTTATGGTTCACAAGGTGCATAACTCGAACGATTAGAAATAGCGTTTATAACTCAACTATTTCAAAAAAAGGGCAACTTAGGTTGCCTTTTTTTTTGCTATTTTCTTTGTATAAATACTTGCATATTCCTACACATTTGATATTATAACCATGTGAGATTAACTAATAAGGAGAAACAAATGGAATATCAATATCATTTAACATTAATAGAACCACAAGCAGACGGAGAATTACGTGAAATAGATGTATGCAAAACTAAATCTTTAGAAGCAGTATGTCACGAAATACTTAGATACAGAAAGGGTAAAAAACCACAGAATTTCAAAACTATTACCACTATCTGTGGAACAAAAATGCGAATTTCAACAGGAGCAAAACATGATTTTACTCGTGATGCTAGGTTCACAAGAGAAATATTAGTTGAAGAATGTAATGAATTTGGACAAGAAGTATGGGAAACAGACTACGATTTTGTAGGTAATGATGACTTTTATGTATCTACTTACTGTAAGGGTTGGAGAAAGTTTGTTAGAGATTTGATGAAGGAGCAAAGCTAATAAAAAGAGGTATTTATGAAATTAAAAAAATTTAGTCACAGAGGTGGAATAGTGGGCAGAAGAACTAGAGCCTTAGAAAGATTAGAAAAAATTGTAGAACCAACTGAACTGCAACAAAATCAAATTGTAATTTTAAAGAAAAAACTCCAAGTAAAATAACAAATCTAAATTTGCTAATTTAAAGTCCTAGTAGTATGATTTTACTACTAGGATTTTTTAATTTTGAACCTATTGACTGACCTAGCAGACAAGCCAAGACAATAGGGGAATTTCCAAAGGAGGAAATTATGGCAAACTCAACATTTAATGGACCAGTAAGGTCTGAAGGTGGTTTTGAACAAATCACTGTAACTGCTAAGACAGGAGCAGTAACTAATAACTTTGATGTAGATACAAGTGGTAATGTATCTGGCACAGGTACTGTAAAAATGACTGGTGCTATGAACTATGTCAAAGATGTAGAAAGCCTGACAGATGCTACTAAAACTATAACATCTGCTGATAGTGGTACTGTTTATTTAATAAACAGAGCTGCAGGTGTAGCTATAACACTTCCCACAGCTGCTTCTGGTCTTTACTACAAATTTATAGTAGGCACTTCTATCACTTCTAATGCCTTTTCTTTAACTGGTGCTTCAGCAGTAGATATATTTGCTGCTTCATCTAATGTCTTGTTATGGGATAAAGATGCACCCAGCACAGTCAGTGCAAAACAATTTTATGCTGATGGTTCTGATGATGATGTTATGTCCATGAATGGTGGCACAACAGGAGGTCTTATAGGAACTGAATTGCATTTGTATGGCATTGGTACAGGTGGTCAAGGCAGTGCAACAGCAGTATGGCATTTAAGTGGTGTTTCATATGCTGATGGCACATTAGCAACTCCATTTGCATAAGGAGTTAAATAATGGCAGACGCAGTAACCTCACAAACTATTCAGGATGGACAGAAAATTGCTGTCTTGAAGTTTACAAATGTATCTGATGGCACAGGTGAAAGTGCTGTCAAAAAGGTTGATGTATCAGCTTTACAATCAAATAACAGTGGTGACGCTTGCACTTCTGTCTCTGTAGCACGTATTTATTGGGCTACAAGAGGCATGGGTGTAAACCTAGAATTTGATGCTACTTCTAATGTTCTTTTGACTGGTTTACCAGCAGATAGTACAGGAGATGAATACTATGACTTGTTTACAGGCATACCAAATAATGCTGGTAGTGGTGTAACAGGTGATATTGACTTTACTACTATTGGACATTCAAGTGGTGATACTTATTCAATAATATTAGTATTGAATAAAAATTATTAATGTAAAGGTGACCAAAGACCCAAGATTGAAAAGAGCTGGCGTTTCTGGTTTTAATAAACCTAAAAGAACGCCATCTCATCCCAAAAAATCACACATAGTTGTGGCTAAAGAGGGTGATAAAATAAAAACAATCAGGTTTGGTCAGCAAGGTGTAAAGACAGCTGGGAAACCAAAAAAAAATGAGTCAGCAAAACAAAAAGCTAGAAGAAAATCTTTTAGAGCTAGACATGGCAAAAATATAGCTAAAGGCAAAATGTCAGCAGCTTATTGGGCAAATTTAACAAAGTGGAGTTGATATGGCAATTTCAAGGGCACAAACACCAAAAAATGTTGCAAACCCTAGTTTGTACAGTAAAGCTAAAGCAAAAGCTAAAGCAAAATTTGATGTTTACCCGTCAGCTTATGCAAATGCTTACATGGTTAAAGAGTACAAAAAAATGGGTGGCAAGTACAAAGGTAAGAAAAAAGCTACAGGTGGAGCAGTAAAATTCAATAATGGTGGCACAGTCATGGTACAAGGCAGAGGTTGTGGTGCTATGATGGATGAAAAAAGAAAAAAAACAAAAATGCCTAGAACATAAATATGAGTCTAAAAAAATGGTTTAAAGAAGATTGGGTAGATATAGGCTCTCCAAAAAAAGGTGGTGGTTTTGAAAAATGTGGTAGGTCAAAAGCCAAAGGTTCAAAAAGGGGTTATCCAAAGTGTGTTCCAGCTTCTAAAGCTTCAAACATGTCAAAGTCACAAATAGCATCAGCAGTAACTAGAAAAAGGTCAAAGAAACAAGGTGTAGGTGGCAAGCCAACAAATGTTTCAACATTTGCTTCTACTGGTGGTAAGATAACAAAAACAAACAATATGGGTTTGTATAGCAGATATTAGGAGAAAAAATGAAAGGTACTAAATATATGGCTAAAGGTGGCAAAGCAAAAGGCACTAAGTACATGGCTAAAGGTGGCAGAGCCAAAGGTACTAAGTACATGGCTAAAGGTGGAGTAGCAAAAGGCACTAAATATATGTCTAAAGGTGGCACAATGAAGAAAAGAGGTGTTGCTAGAGGTATGGGTGCTGCTATCAGAGGTGGCGACTATACAATATAGTTAATATTACAAATTAAATATTGTGGCATATTTAATATCAAACATACCCCAGTTCAAATGCTGGGTTAGAAAAGAATTTACTGCAAACCATATGGATTATCATGGTGAGTATCTTCATGGACTAGCAATAGCAGTTAATACTTTGCCAGACAGGTCTTTATCTTTTCAGATAGTTTTTACTGGGTGTGAAATAGATAACATGGAAGATGCTCCCAACATACATGGTGGGGCTATGTGGGCTAGGATGCCTATACAAGCACTTGTAGCTGACATACCTCTTGAAGAATACCCAGAACCTATGGAAGACCACTTGGCACAGCCGTGGGATTGTTTGAGCCATCATCATACTGTGGTTACAATGGATAGGGTTAGCTCATCACCGTGGATATGTAAAATAGGTAAAGAGTTTTATACAGGCAAATACATGTTTACAGTTGATTACACTGATAACTCAATAGCTGATGACCCAGCTCAACATAAACAGTCACATGTGTTATATTTAACAGATGCTGGTGAGTACACTGGTAATTTTGTGGCTTTGCCCAACAATAGGGTTAGAGCAACAAACCCAGCATTGTGGAGAGTAGGTGAAGGTGCTCCAGATTTTATGCCCTCACAGTGGACACACTCAGCAGAACAACATGAGAGTTATATAGACCCAAACATAACATTTAATAATCTGTATAATGAAGAGTAGTTATGAAAACTAAAAACAAAAATAATGGCAACAAGTAGTAGTAAAAATTTTGAACCTGATGTTGCAGACTACATAGAGGAGGCTTTTGAAAGGTGTGGTTTAGAGCTTAGAACTGGCTATGACCTCAAAAGTGCAACTAGAAGTTTAAACATTATGTTGGCTGAGTGGGCTAACAGAGGTCTAAACCAATGGACTGTTACAGAAAAAACCATATCTATGGTTGCATCTACAAGAACTTACAACATAGACAGCACAAATTCTACAGCACCTATTGATGTTTTAGATGTTTACATAAGAGAAACTTCAGGTACTGAAACAACTGACCTACCACTTAGTAGATTAAGTAGAGCACAATATTCACATATAACTAACAAGGCTAGTGAAGGCAAACCAAATCAATTTTTTGTAAACAAACAATTATCTCCAACTATTACTGTCTATCCTGTACCAGATTTATCAAGCACTTACACTTTATACTTAAATGTTTTAACAAGAATGGATGATGCTGATTCAGCAACAAACACTATGGATATGCCTTTTAGGTTTTATCCATGTTTAGCAGCTGGTCTTGCTTATTACATATCTATGAAAAGAGCACCACAACTTACAGGACAGCTCAAAGCTATATATGATGAAGAATTTACAAGAGCACTTTCACAAGATGAAGAAAGAAGCTCATTTAATATATCACCAAATTTAAGGAGTTATAACAACGCATAATGGCTTTTGCTTCTAATAAAAATGCTTATGGTATTTGTGATTTGACAGGTTTCAGATACAAACATAAAGACATGAAAAAAACTTGGGATGGTTTGTTGGTAGGTAAAGACCAATGGGATGCTAAACACCCACAATTAATGCCAAAACCTTCTCCAGTTGACCCAGAGGCAATAAGAGATGCTAGAGTAGAAAGCCCAGAAACTAATAATTTTTTTACAGTTTATACCAATGTAGGCACTGGTAAACTGGGCACACAACTAGATTCTTTTGAATTGACAGCAAGCATAGGAGCAGTCACAGTAACAACATGAGTTTTACATTAGCAACATTAAAAACAGCAGTACAAGATTATTTGCAAGTATCTGAAACAACTTTTACAAATCAGTTACCTAGATTTATACAAGAAGCAGAAGACAGAATATTTAATTTAGTACAACTGCCTTTTCAAAGAAAAAATGTACAAGCAACTTTAACTGTGAGTAACAGGTTTTTAGCTACACCTACAGATTTTTATGCTCCATTCAGTTTAGCTGTTATCAACAGCAACACTTATGATTATTTAGATTTTAAACACCCATCTTTTATAAAAGAATATGCTCCCTCATCAACTGCTACAGGACAACCAAAGTATTATTCACAGTTTGATGATACTTCATTTGAGCTTGCTCCAGTTCCTGACTCAGCATATACTATTGAATTACATTATTTGTATAAACCAGCCTCTTTAACAAGTGGTAGTGACAGTGGTACTACAATACTAAGCACAGATTATCCTGATGCTTTATTGTATGGTACTTTAGTAGAAGGAGCTGTCTTTCTGAAAGAACCCCCTGATGTCATTGGTCAATTTGAGGCTAGATTTAAGGAGGCAGTAAGCAGAATGAAAACCCTATCAGAAGGTCGTGGCACACGAGATGAATATAGGTATGACCAGTTGCGAACTGGTGTATCTTAATGCAACCCATTGAATCACTAGAAGGCAAACGTATTGCCATAGTAGGACTTGGTATATCACAAGTGGATTTTGCTGTTGGTTTGCAGAATGGCAAAACTTGGGATGAAGTTTGGACAATCAATTCAGCTGCTGCTGTTTACAAAACAGACAGAATGTTTATGTTAGACCCAGCAAGCAGATTCTTTGATAGTAATGATGCTGGCAAACAAACAAGTGCACTGACCAGAATATTGCCAGATGCTGACTATCCTATTTACACATGTGAGCTAGATGAAAGAGTACCCAGTGCTTTGGTTTATCCTATTCAAGATGTTTGCAATGCTACTAAATGTGCTTATTTAAACAACACAGTAGCTTATGCTATAGCTTTTGCACTTTTCAATAAAGTTGGAGCTATTGACCTGTATGGTATTGATTTTTCTTACAAAGAAAATATGCACTTTGCAGAAGCTGGTAGAGCTTGTGTTGAATTTTGGATATGCAAGTGCATGGAAGCAGATATAATTGTAGGGATTAGTGCAAGGTCAACAGTGTTAGACTCTAATGTTGTTGCAACTGACAGACTTTATGGTTTTCATAGATTAGATAAACCATTAGTTGCAGTGCCACATGAGGGTAAATGGATTATTGAACCATTTGCAGATATAGATGAAAAATTAGCTGAACATGGTTTGGTCTTACATAAAGATGATGAGCCACCAGAACCATACAAAGGATGAATGATAGTTTTATAAAGTTAGGTGAAGTTGGGGTACACACCACACAAAACAAAGGACATGACCCTGAGTTTTGGGCTGAACAAGCTACAAAGAAAATTTGTGCAGTATCTATGGAAGCACCTGAACATGTAAAACAACAAGCATTAGCTTTCCAAAATCAAGTTTATACTGTAATCTTACACTCTATAAAGAACGCAATAAATTCTAAAAATGTGACATATGTGAATTTATTAAGGCAACAAGGTCATGAAGACATGGCTAACATAATAAAGGAGCTTTAAGAAATGGCTATAACATCAGCAATATGCACAAGTTTTAAACAAGAAATACTTGTAGAAGGGCACAACCTTACCAATGGAGCAGACGCAATTAAATTAGCTCTGTACACCTCTTCTGCAACTTTAGGAGCTGGAACAACAGTTTATGTAACAACAGGTCAAGCAACAGGAACAAACTACACAGCTGGTGGTTCTACTTTGACTAATGTTACACCTTCTACTTCTGGCACTACAGCTATAGTAGATTTTGCAGATTTAACTTTTGGTACTGCAACAGTAACAGCTAGAGGTTGTTTGCTTTACAACAGCACTAATGGAAATAAAGCATTAGCTGCTATTGATTTTGGAGGAGACAAAACAAGCACAGCTGGAGACTTTACAGTAGTTTTTCCAGCAGCTAGCGCCACTGCTGCAATTATCAGAATAGCTTAAATACAATTTTGTAATGGTAGAGTTAGAAAATGCCACTGACAAAATTAACATTTAAGCCGGGCATCAACAAAGAAGAAACAAACTATGCCAATGAAAATGGTTGGGTTGATGGCAATTTAGTTAGGTTCAGAAAAGGTGGTGTTGAAAAACTAGGTGGTTGGGCTAAAAAAAGCTCCAATGTAATACAAGACACTGCAAGAGCTTTACACAGTTGGATTTCTTTAGGTGCTACAAGATATTTAGGTATTGGAACTACATCTAAATATTACATTGACAGTGGTGGTAATTATAATGATGTGACACCAATAAGGGCTACTACTACAGATGGTATAACTTTTTCAGCTACAAATGGCTCTTCAACAATCACTGCAACAGATTCAAGTCATGGTGCTTTGGTAGGTGACTTTGTAACCATATCAGGTGCTGTTTCTTTGGGTGGCAACATAATTGCTAATGTCTTGAACCAAGAATACAAAATTACTGGTGTTCCTACAGCCAATACTTACACTTTTACAGCTGTAGATACAAGTGGTGATACTGTTACTGCTAATGCCAGTGATAGTGGTAATGGAGGTTCTGGTGTTGATGGTGTGTATCAAATCAACTCAGGTTTAGATGTTTTTGTTCAATCTGCTGGTTGGGGTTCAGGAACTTGGAGTGCTGGTGGATTTGGTGCAACCAGTGCTTTATCTGATACAGGTCAGTTGAGGCTATGGACACATGACAACTTTGGAGAAGATTTGATTATAAACCCTAGAGCTGGTGGCATTTATAGATGGGTTGAAAATGATGGTTTAGATACAAGAGCTGTAAGTTTATCAGGCACTACAGGTGCTAATCTAGTGCCAACAAAAGGTTTACAAGTTATCACATCAGAAACAGACAGACATTTAATAGTGCTAGGAGCAGACCCAATAAGCAGTGGTGCAAGAACTGGTGCTGTTGACCCCATGTTGATAGCTTTCAGTGATACAGAAAATGCTTTGGAGTTTGAACCATTAAGCACAAACAGTGCTGGAGATGTCAGATTATCTAGTGGCTCTACTATTGTTGGAGGTTTAAAATCAAGACAAGAAATTTTAATTTGGACTGATACAAGTTTGTACAGCATGAGCTTTATAGGACCACCATTGACTTTTGCTTTAAATTTAATCAATGAAGGTGCTGGGTTAATAGGACCTAAAGCTATGGCAAATGCACCTACAGGTGTGTTCTTTATGTCAAAAAATGCTTTTTATTTTTACAATGGAGCTGTCCAAAAATTACCTTGTACTGTGCAAGATTATGTTTTTTCTGATTTAGATATATCACAAGCTTATAAATGTCATGTGTCTACTAACACTGAGTTTTCTGAGGTTTGGTTCTTTTATCCTTCTTTAGAAGATGGTACTGATGAAATATCAAGATATGTTATATATAACTATGAAGAAAATTTATGGAGCATTGGTTCTTTAGTAAGATATGCTTGGTTGGATGCTGGCATAGAAAACAAACCTATAGCTGCTGGTAAAGACTCAGCTAAGAGCTACCTTTACTTGCATGAAACAGGCTTCAATGATGATGAAAATGCAATGGATAATGTTTTTGTGGAGTCAGCAGATATAGATATATCTGATGGTGAAAATTTTGCTTTTGTAAAAAAATTAATACCAGATGTGGCATTTGACAGTGAAATAGGAACATCTCCATCACCAGCTATGAATATAGTAGTAAAAAGAAGAAACTTTAATGGTGAAAGCTTGACTACTGATTCAACAACTCAGGTCACAAACTCTTCTACTTTTTCAAGTTTGAGAACCAGAAGTAGGCAACTGGTTTTAAGGTTTGAATCTGATGATGACAACACAACCAACAGAAAAGATTATAGATGGAGGTTGGGTGCAACCAGACTAGATGTACAACCTTCAGGTCGCAGATAATGGGTAAGTTGCTTGAAACTAGATTGCCTGTAGCTCAAGGAGATATGGTTTCTATAGACACATTTAACAGACTTGTGCGTGTATTAGAGTTGAATCTCAATGCACATGACCCTGACAGAATAAAACATTATACAAATACTCAGACCTCTGAATTGCAATTTGCTACAGGTCAGATTATATTTAACTCTACAGTAGAGGTTCATCAAGCTTTTGATGGTACAGAATTTAGAAATCTTTATGAACACAATACATATCTAACTGGTGTTAGTGCTACAATGAGTGTTGGTTCATTATCAGTTACAATAGGTTAATAATATGGCAAGTGAAGAATTACAAAGAAGAATACTAAATCTAATAGGTGAAAGTAAGGGTGCTATTTCTGATAAAGAAATGGAAGCATTTATGCAATCTTCACCTGAATCCAGTAACCAACAAAGACTTAATGACTTAACTTCTGCCAGTATAATGGAACTAATTGGTAATTCCAAAGGTGCTATTTCTGATAAAGAAATGGAAGCATTTATGCAATCTTCTCCTAATACAGATGTAACTGAAGAAAATCAAGATAGTGGTATGTCTGACCAAGAGCTAAACATGTTGATGGCTAATCAAGGAGCTAGAGAAGGTTTAAGTGCTGTTGAAAATAGAGGATTATCTTTTGCCAAATTTTTAAGAGATACTGACAGAACAGCTCCAGAAGAGGTTATAAATAATTATGCTTTAGGTGAAATTAATTTTCCTACAGCTATTGGTATGGCACAACCTTTGCCTACTGTAGATGAGATAGTTGTCACAGGACAGATGCC